ATATATATAATCAAATGGATAAATCAAGCACTGATGAAATTCACACTGACGACGAAACACACAGTATGGAATGTATCGCTGACACACTAAAAAAGGTATCTATAGATGAATCAAAAAACACAGTTCAACAGCTACCAATTAGCGGTGGTCAGGGGGGGGTATTGGAATCACCACCTGTCCCAGAATTAAAACCAGATACCCCTAAATTAGCTTTTAAACAATATACATATAAATTCTTATTAACTGATACCTTCACAGATAGCACAATTGGATTATATAAATCAAATAAAACAGCTAATTTAGTAATGATTGAATTAGTAAAAAAGGATTTATTAAACTATATTGATATATTTCAAAAGAAGATCTTAAATGGTGAATCAATTGAAGAAAATAGAAATTATTTATCACAAATTAAGCATCATATGTACCACTATAGAACAATAGAACAATCGTTAAATACATGTGTATTATTAGATGGTAAGCCCATAAATAGATATAGAATTATAATGTTAAAAGAAGATCAAGATGATGTGGATGAATCTGATTATTTTAATTTTTAATTTTTAATTTCTGGATTATTATATATTATACATAATAATTTATGAATATTTTAAGAAAAAAGCAAATAGTAAAACTTATTGACCAAATTAAGGTTAAAAAAATTCTGCTTCAGATATACAAGATTATTTTAAATGAAAATATTAATTATACCAGAAATTTAAACGGTATATTTATTAATTTAAATCAAGTCCCAGATGATAAATTAATTAAGATAGAAAATTTTTTATTAAGTATATATATATGAATAATATTAAACAAATTCAACAAACACCTATTAGTGATGCTTTAATTAGAAAATATTTCCCTAAAGCTAATATCGTGATGTATAATGAACTTCCAAATTATAATAATATAGAACAATTACTACCACATGATAAAAGCTTTTTTATTCTAATGTATCAAAATTCTGAAAATGAAGGACATTGGACAGCACTATTACGTCAAAAAAATACAATTGAATATTTTGATTCATATGGTTCTTATCCTGATGATAATTTAAAATGGTTTTCAAAAGAAAAGAATGGTAGTTTGGGTATTGATTCTAAATATTTATCAAAATTATTAAATAAAACAAAATTAAAAGTAATTTATAATACTGAACCATATCAAGCTGATGGAAGTCAAATAGCGACATGTGGTAGGCACGTTCTTTTAAGATTAATGAACATAGATAAAGGACTTTTAAAATATCATAAGTATATTAAAGCACAAATGAAGAAAAATGGTTGTGGATATGATTGTGTGGTGTCAAAATATATACCAGAATTGGAATAAAATTTTATATTATATAATATATAATATAAAAAATGCCTTTTATTGTCGGTTGTAAAAAAACGTTTCAAAACTTTATTAAAAATATGCCTAAAAAAGTTAGGTCTGAATATCACCATGTTCCAGTTAAGGAATGGGATGATTTTATAGCTAAAATTTCAATCCGTGTGGGTATGTCAATGGAAAAAGATGAAGGTAAGAAACCTGAAGAAAATAATAAAAGTAATTCGTGTCGTAAGTGTGATTAATTAAATTACATCATATTTAGGTTTACCACATTTTTTGGCCTTCTTTTTACCACCTGCTTCTTTTGTTTCTGGTCTGGGCATATATGTTGCCCGGACCATTTTAGTTTTTTTTGGTTTATCAGCATTTCTACACCTTATGGATGCTTCCGACATATCCATTGGACACACCCTTTTAGGTTTGCCATTACCTTCTGTAGGAATATGTACACGACTTCTTGGATTTTTTAATTTAGGACCAGTTTTAGATGATGGTGGAACATAATAGGGGAAATTAGGCCATTGTTCAACAATTTCACGTGTTTTTTCCATTGAAAATCCAGCTTGACCACCTGATTTACCACCTGATTTACCACCTGATTTACCACGACCACGACCAATTTCACTTCTATCAGGTCGGTCATTAGTATATGCTATTATTTTTATTAAGTATTTATCTTGATCTTCTTTACTTAATCCATTAATACCCCTAAATGTTCCTTTCATATCAAGAAAACCAGTCAATGATTGTTCAATTAATAGAAATAAACTAACTAAATCTTTGTGTAAACTATTTATATAATCCCTTTCTTCCTTACCACTACCCAATAACATAGGTAAAAATTGAAGACCTATTCTTGCTGCCGCAGCATAACCACCTGATTTACCACGACCACCTGATTTACCACGACCTTGTGGGGCTTGTGCCATAAATTCATCTGCGGTCATCGTCGATCCTGGAAAAAACAAATTGGCAAGTTCTTGTGGTATAGGTAGGGGTTTATCACCTTCTTGATTTGCTTGTGCTTGTCGTGCTTGTTCCCTTGCCATTCTTCTTGCCCTTTGGTTTTCTGGTAAAAAAAATGAATTTCCTTCATCTTGTACCCTTCTTCGTCTTCCTTGGTTTCTGGCTAATGGTAATAATTGATCATGTAATTTAGATGATTCAAGGAATGCCGCTAACCTTTGACGTTCAAATTCATTAGCTTTTGCTTGTTCTTTTTGTTCTTTTGTTGGTTCAACAGGGTCAGGATTATCTACGTTATCTAATCTAGCCCTTCTTTCTTTTCCTAAAACATAATCAAATAAATCTTGTAAATCATCAGCATTGCCCCTAATTCCTTCCCTTATTTTTGCGATATATGATGTTTGTCTATTTGCGGGGTTTAATAAGTAAGCTTCAATTTTTGTCATTAATTCATTATAAGCTGCGAATATTCCACCAAATGGATCGGGTTTTTTTCTATCTAATAAATTTCTGGCGTTACTAATTTCTTTTTGGTATTTAATATATAATGTTCCAATTTCATTTTCTACTAAACTATTACCTAAACTTAATCTATTTTTATCAAATAATTCGTTATACAGACCAATTTGATCAAATAAACGTTTTATTACTGTTCTTCTAACATCATTTAATTCTTCAGATACGGCCTGTTGTGCTGCTTTACGTGATAAAGATTCAGGGGTGTCTTTATTAAATTTTACTAAAGCACTGTTTGACTTCATATTATATAATTAACAAATATATTAATTATATAATTATTTTAATTTACCGTATACTAAAGTTATATTTTTATTTATCTTTTTGGATCTAAACGATTTAGGGTTAAATTTTGTTTTTGGTATGTTTCTAAACCTATAACTTAATTTAGTTTCACGCATTAACAGCCCTTTTGATGTCTTAAATTTATCAGCTTCAACTACAGCATCATTTTTATCATATCCTTTTTTCTTTATAATAATAGCATGTAAATCACCATCCGATTTATTATTTTTTAATTCCTTTTCTAATTCTTTTTTTTGTTCTTCACCTTCCTTTCCTGCTTTATCTAATAATTTAATTATATTTTTATGTTCTTTAACATAATCTTTTTTATCCATACACACCTTTTTACCACCTTTTTTACGGTATCTAGCAGGATCAAAAGGAATATAACCACCAGATACTTCTTCTTTTGGTGCTTCTTCTTTTGGTGCTTCTTCTTTACCACTTTCAAATGCTGATAATTTATGATTTTTTCCCATCACCCCAGACCATGGAACTTTTCCACTTTCAAAATTTTCTAAAAAATGACTATATACTGACTTGACAGGATTATCAGGTATTATTTTTTCAATTAAATTCATATTTCTTTCTACTTCAGCATCTGGTAAATATCTACCTAATTTACCCAAAGGATCGCCTTCAGTGTATTTACGCTTTAAATTTGATTTTCTAAAAAAATCTGCTGGTTGATATGCTGGATTAAAAGTCATACCACCTTGTATGATAGGAAAGTCTAATTGTAACTGGCTACTAATTACGCCGCCAAGTGAATGGCCAACGATATAGACGTCATTACCTTGGGCAAATTTTGCTAAATTATCACCTACAAATTTTTTATCTTCTTTATATCTGGATGTTTTTGTCAGTTGTCCCAATGGTAGTACTGTATTTGTCCTTAACCAATCCCTGCTATCAACACTACCACGAACAGCGATAACGATGGTATTACTATCAAGTTTTTTATAAAATATTACGGTTGGGGATTTAGCTAAAATCTTATAACCTAAAATATCAGCATTTTCACCTTTATTATTTCTATATGTTCCACGGTTTAACATATTTAAATCTTTTTCAGATGGTAAAGCACCTTTACCTAAAGCACCCATAACATCTTGTCCCATTCTTACAGTTCCATATATTGGTCCAGTAATTGGATTTAATCGTAAAAACCAATCTAAAGCAGGATGAATACCACCAGTTTTTTCACCACCAAAACCACAATATTTTTTACCCATTCTTTTTATACACATCATACCACCAGATTTACCTTTACCAACTATTTCATCTAACATTATGTTAAGCTTTCTTTTACCTTCTTCTTCTTCTTTCTTATTTTCAGCTACTAAATTAGGATCTTTTGAAAAATCTATTTTCATATTAATATATACTAATAATATATATTAATATTTATTTAAATATTTTTTATACAATTTTGATATATTCTTTTTGGGTGTCCAAGGTATGGGCCATTTTTTCAGCATCATTTTTCATATCTTTAACGACTGAACCATACTTATCAGACAAAAATATATGACGTAAAGCACTTGATGATATCTTTTTATTAAATACTTTATTAAAGATTTTAGTCATGCTATTAATATGTGCTAAAGGATTCCCATCAAAATTTACTAAAAATGGTGTATCTATGGTCTTCTTAACTTTACCTTTAATTTTAGGGTGGAAATTTAAATATAAATCAATACATTTTTTTAATTCTTCATTTATATCTTGAATTTGTTGGCCGTGTTTTTTAGATGTCTTATACACGTTAAAAACAAATTTATTATCGGAATATGATAGGTAATTTTTGTCTTTGGGTAGTTTATCAGTGTTTTTATAAACAACATTCATATACTGATAGTCTTTATTTCTACGTGGTTGTTGGTGAATATATAACGCTAAAATTACATACCCTAATAAGGTGTCATATTGAACTTTATTAATTACTACAGATTGATTATACCAGCTATCAATATCTTTCTTTAATTCTTCAAATCTTTTTTTTACGTCATCCCATGATATCCAATTTTTCTTTTGTTCTTCAGTTGGTTCATCTGTTTCATTATTTTTTATTTCATTATTTTTTTCAAGCATTAAATCATAGTATGTTTTACGAAGCTTTACAATTTTTTTATCATCAGGACAGCAACCTAAAACAGATACGATTGAAATTAATATTGATCTTTTAGTATTATCTTTATATGCTTTTAAAATGTTTTGAACAGAATCAACCTTATGTAAAAATTTAAAATCTTTTAATTCGCCATTATTTAATTTTTCAAGATTTCTTAAATATAATTTTATACTTGATTCACTTAAGTTTTTTTCTTTTAACTTGTTGATTAAATTAGTTTTAAAATCCATGTATATATAATCTAAATATTTTTTTATTTAATTATTATATGAAATATAATAATCAAGAATTAAAAAAAGTTTTAATTTTTCAAGGCTTTATGTTTGTTTTAGCTGTAATAATAAATATTATATTATAATATATATGGACGAAAATAATGTACTTTCAGTAATTGCTATTGTTGTATCAGTTGGTAGTGCTATTTTAGGTGTGATTAATCACCGTAGGATACGTAGCCACTGCTGTGGAAAGGATTTAGTTGCGTCATTGGACGTGGAAACCACAACACCGCCTAAAGATGAACTAAAAATAAATATACCTAATCAATCATCAGCTAAACTATAAACATCCTTTTCCGTCATAATGAATTGGGGAAAGTTTTTAAATACTGTTACCCATCTACTACCTAATTTTTTTGCTTTCTTTATATCCTTTGTATCCATTCCAATATATCCTTCCAAAAGATTATTAAGCTGTCTTTTACTTCCTGATGCTGGGAAATAAGTTATTGAATGACATTCATTCAGCATACGACGTGTTTCTTTTCCATTAGTTGGCAAGTGATTGGTTATAATACAGCTTGTCTTTGTATGCCTACCAACTTCAAGGATTTGATTTAATAGACCATATAAAGCTTCACGTAATGGTTTTTGTGTAATACAATCTATATCGTCAAATATTACTAATGAATTTTTTAAATCTGACGGCATAATAGGGTCTGAAACTAAAGTATCATCTATTTTTACACGTTTAACCTTCAAGTCATCTAATTTTTTATCATCTGAAACTGGACTAAAAATATAAACAGGATGATCTTTATGTGATTTTTTATAATTTCTAATATATCTACTGGCATAATATGACTTACCGCTACCACTTGGTCCAGTAATATAAAGTATATCACGTTCCCGTGTAGTATCAGGTATATGTTCAAACTTACCATCTTTCAACGTCATTTTATTAAATCCACTGTCCATATCACTATCATCAAGTGATATAATCGTGTCTTTTTTGCTTCCACTATCTATTTTAGCGAAGGGTCTTCCAATTTTTGATGTATTAAACATTGTATATACTAAATAGATAAAAATTTTATTCTAAATAGATTTTTTAGATAACATTTCATTATAAAATTTTTTACCTATTAAATTAACTTTACGTTCTAATTGTGGTATTAATTTATAAATAACTGAAACTTTAGGTGTAATATTATAATTTACTAAATTAACCCTTATTCTTTTTCTAATTAATTCATCATCATAATTTTCAAGCAGTAATTTTATAGCTTTTAAATTTTTTAAGATCTTATATTCATTTCCAGTAAAATTATTCAAAAATTCACTTATCATCAGACCTTTAGGCTTATCATTTAAAAATTTAGCTAAACTAAAAGACCATTTTACAGCTTTATAATAATTACCTTCATTTACTTGTTCTAAAATATCGTTTTTTATAGCTTGTTCAACATTATGCTTGTTAGGATTTAACCAGTAATTTATAGACATTTCTTTAAATGAATCCACTAAAAATATAACAAGATCTATTTTAAGGTATTCAATATTCATAAAATTTTCTTTAGGTATTTCTATGCTATCAATCTGATTAGCATAAAATTTTTTCTTACTTCCATCTTTATACTGTGTTTTCCATTCTATAAAATATATGTCATCATTATCGTCTATATTTTTCATTATCTTTTTCATTTCTTTCACCACAAAATCATATTCAATACGTCCTTCAATATATACATCAATGTCAATATCACCAGCAAAACGTTGTGATTCTAAAGAATAAGTTCCTATGACTGATGGTCTGATACTGCCGAATTGAATAGCTTTAAATATTGGTTGTTCATTAGGGCCTGGTAAATTTTTAACTTGGAAGATATCCATATTATTATATAATTAAAATATATTTTAATTATATATATATGTCTAATTTTGACTTTAAAAAAAAGGGGGCAAAGGTTTTAGTCCTTTCATGTATTGATCCACGATTCATTGATAAACTAACTGATTTTTTAAACCATTATAAAGGGGTTCAGAATGATTATGATTTATTTAATTTAGCTGGTGCTGAATTAGGTGTCCTTGAAAAAAAATCATGGCGTGAAACATTCCTTGAACATATTGATATAGCATTAAAACTACATAAAATTAAAAAAATATTTATTTTTAGTCATATTGACTGCGGTATGTATAAAGTTACTTATGATATCAAAAAAGATGATAATCATTTATTACATAAGGTCAATTTAGATAAGCTTGTTGAAAAATTAAAAGAATTACATCCAAAATTAAAATATAAAAGATTCTTAATGATTGAAAAAGGAATTTTAAATTTAGATGGTAAAGTTGATAAAAAACAACAAGAAGACTACCATAAAATGATGGGCGGTTCTAATCTACCACCAATTAATCCCAAAACTGGCAAACCATTTACACGACAAGAATTTATGTCTGTGGATCGTCAAGTTATGAACAGAAGGCCAAGTTGTGTAAATACTGGTAGGTATTGTTAGGTTTAACGAAATTTCGCTTTTTTATTGGTTTCTTATATAAAACTGAAAAAAAGCGAAATTTCGCAAGACCTAAACTAAATAAAGTTAAATTATTTATTTGGACTTATCATCATTTTCGTGCCACAAAATTCTTATACTTAATTCATTAGCACTATTACGTCCTAAATTTCCTTTTTTACTAATAGCACCGTGTGATTTTCTAAATCTATCACGCATGATCTTGGAATAACCTTTTTCAACTTCCTTTTTCTTTTCAAGGTGGCGATATATATAATAGTCTTTATATCCTACCCTTCCGAATCGTTTTGTACCTTGTTCTGTCATGATACGTAGCTTATGAACATCATTATTGGCAAAATCTAACTGTTTATCATCATAACCTGATGCTTTAGCCCATTTCTTCATTTGTTTAAGGTAATCTTCAGGATTAATACCATAACTTCTTAATTCTTCATAAAATTTAGTGCCTTTTACACCTGAACCTGTTTGGATATTAGATAGGCCTGATTGTCTTAAATCTTCAGTAGCAAGATATCTTTCACGTGGTTCATTTATTCCTGTTAATCTTTTAAAATACCCGACACGTGTATTCGGGCGTCTTGATCTTAACATCCTTTCTACATCTTCAAAATTTTCACGGTGTTCATTTTCTGCTTTCATTCTTGCTTCATGACGTTTTCTAGCTTCTTCTAATTTTTCCCTGATTCTTCTTTGGTTTCTGGCACTTTTTTCTGGTATCTGAAAATTCATACTTAAACCACTTTCACCTTGTGGCACTATAGATTCAACGTTAGATGATGGTAATGGTATATTTATATCTTTACCCCTTAATGATCCCCTAACTGCCGATTTTACAGCACGTTTTTGGTCTATAATTCTATTTGCTTCATTTTTAACTATATCTTTAATTTTCTGTCTTGCTATTTTCTTTCTTGCTTGCTTTATTGCTTCAGCTTTTTCTATTGTTCTTTTTAATGCTATATCTTTAACAGCTTCAGGAACTTGTGGTAATAACACCTTACCAATGTATGATCTGGTATCTTTTATTTTTTTTTCTTCTTCATCTAATATTTTTAAAAATGCTTCATTAAGATTTGTGTGATTTGTTTCATCAGGTGTATCACTGATTGGTTTATAGCTATTACCTACTTCTTTTAACATTTTAGGAAATAAGAACTTATTACCACCACAAGCACAAGCCCTATATAAAGCATTCAAAAAACTATTACATTCACCTTTTTTTATTTGTTGTCTTATAGCATTAATAGCTGTTAATTTATCTTTATAATTAGAATCATCTGATCTTTTAGCATCAACATTTACTTTATCCCTAATTATATTCCTAAAACGTTTTAAACTATATTCTACATCACTATCAGAACTAAATAGCCCCTGTGTCCAGTAAAAAACTACAGTTTCATAGCTGGAAACAGACCATAATTTTAAATATGATTCATTATTAAAGGGATTATTAGGCCAAAATTCATAATCTTTATTATTTTGTAGTTCCCTAAAAGCTTTAAATACTGTAAAACCATAATTAGCACTACATAAATGATCTATTTTTAAATAATCATCTGTATATCCACATTCAGCCATAGTTGTAAAACAAATGCGATTTTGTTCATCTAAAAAACACCCTAATATATAAGTTTTTATAGAACGTCCTAACATAGACCAATTTGTTGGATCACTACTACATTTATCAACACAAATATTACTACCTATATTACCGTGATTATTATATCCACTTAATTTTTGTTTTACTTTATTTATAGTAAAAATTAAAGGAAAATCCTTTAAATTTTTAATTTTAGCTGTATTAACTATAAAAGCTTTTCTTTTCTTATCTATTGGTGGTGTATTATCTAATTCATTTTTTAAATGATTATATAATTCATTCATTTCTGTAATATTTAAATAGTCATCATGTTCCCCTACTTTATCATGTGTATATACTGCTGCTGGTGCTATAGGGTATGTTTTAGCTGTGAATCCTTTAGATTGTGTAGGCATATCTAACAAATAAATTCTAAATTTTTCAGCTATTGCTTCCTGTTCTTTTTCAAGTTCTTCACCTAATTGTTTATTCTTTTTAATTTCTTCGTCTGATAATACACCTACTTTTTCTTCTTCATCATCATCTTCTTCTTTTTCTTCTTCTTTTTCTTCTTCTTCATTACTATCACCTTCAAAATCATCATAGTTTTGCTGTGCTACTGCTGTTGCTATACTATATGAATCTACCCTTCTACCACTTTGACGTGCTGTATTGTTATAAGCTGTTTCAAATTTCACCTTAAAGATACCTTGTGTATAAATTTCATCTTCTTCTACACCTAAACTTCTGACATAATCTAAAAATTCTTCATATCTATCATCCCACCATCTTTCATTCTTTACGCCTAATCTTCTTCCCCTACCTTTTTTACTTTCCCCTGATACTATAGCACGAACTTGTCTTTTAGCTGTCTTCAATGGTATCCCCTTCTTTGAAAAGCACACCTTACTATCGTCTGCTTTACAAACCTTAAATTTTTTATCTTTTTGTTTAACAATTTGATAAGGCATATTATTATATTATTAATTTAGATAAAATTAAAATATAAATTAATATATATAATCAGAATGTCGAATCAAACTATTTCAGGTAAAACAAATTATAATACAGATCCCAATCATATTTATTACAATTTACAATTATTTAATAATGATACAATTGGACGATCTAATTCTGTTCCTGTTAGATTTCAAGAAACAAGAACAAGCACTATATTAGCTAACCCATCTGAATATTTTTTAAGTATTATTAGATTTCACATTGATACGCCAAGTTTACCTTTAATTATGCCAGAAGTTGAAACAGATCCAACATTTAATCCTTCACAAGATGTTGATCAATTAATTTATCAAATAGCAGTTTATAAACAGGGTAATGTCAATCCACCTTTAATATTTCCTATTAAATTTAGTAAAGAATTTCAACCATTTGTGCCACCACCATCACAATTAGATGTAAATGCTATAAGTAATCCATATTATTTTGTTAGTGAAATTGATAATTTTTTAGATATGATTAATAGATCACTTCAAGATGCTTTTATTACAACAGCAGCAGGATTACAAAATTTAAACCGCACTGACGTCCCATTTTTTTATAAAACAAGCGGTAATCTTTTTAATATAGCATTTCCACAACCACAAACTTCCGCAACATATAATGCTAATGGATCACGTAATACTGATGGTGTTAATGGTGGAAATAATACATATAGTTCTACCCCAAATATTAATCATGTAGTTATAGCTTTTAATTCACCATTACACACCTTATTTAGTTCATTTCAATATAGGTATATAGACAGTTTAAACAATTTAACACTTGCGTCATTCCCACCTTTATCAGATGCCAAACAAACTGCTGGATGGTATGAATTGGTAATAAAACAACCAAGTCCGGGCAGCAGCACAAACACATCTATATTTAATACAAATATTGCTGGATATAGTCAAATTCCAGCTTCTGCTTTTCCATATTCTAATACAAGCTTTTACAACAATAATGTTACTTCATTTACAGTTTTAACCCAACCATATTCATCAGCACCATTATGGAATCCAGTAAAACAAGTTATATTTACCACAGCATTAATGCCTGTAAATAATGAATTAATTGGACTTCCTGGCGTTGTAAATAGTAATACATCATTAGATACTGATGTTCAAAATAATAATTTTAGTCCTGTTATTACTGACATTGAAGTGCCTATGATACGTGGTGATGAAACAAAATGTAATATCAGTTATACACCATCAGCAGAATATCGTTTAATAGACCTTCAAAGCAATGTGCCTATAAATAGTATAGAAGTAAGTGTTTTTTGGAAAGATCAATATGGTGTGCTTCATCCTTTTGTATTAGATCCTGGGTGTTTTTCATCAATTAAGATCTGTTTAAGAAAGAAAATATTTAATCTTATATATCTTCCTGAATATACAAAGGACCCTACGAAGTAAAAATTATTTAGTTGATAAATATTATATATATATATTATATATAATATGTCAACCGACTTTAAGAAAGTTTTAGTAAAAGATTCACGTTTATTAGTAACTGATCAACTTGCGTATGCTGTAAAAAAAGGTGGCCAATCTGTTGTTTCCCAAACTGCGTCAGCCATATCAGCAAGCACCAGTTCGGTCAGTTTTAACGTCCAGATACCATCAGAACAGACCATAGTAGATCGTAAAGTTTTTATTAAATCTACAGTGACAATTGATTTTAATACATTTAATCCAAACAATAACCAACCTGCTTTTGTTCAGCTAGCTTATGGTCAGAATGTAAGTTTAGCAGCATTCCCCTTCCACCAATGTGTTTCAACCATCCAAGCTACACTAAATAATAACGTCACATCTATTAATATCCGTGATGTATTACCTTTCTTAATTAGATCTAATGATTCACGTGATTTATGTAAAATAAATAGTTCCTGTCCTAATTTACCTGATAGTTTAGCAAGAACACCTGACGCATGTGGATTATACGGGGCACAATTAAGAATTCCAGCAGTTCAGGTTACACCAAATATCCCGACCCTAGGGCAAGGTGGGTTACCCGCTAACACAGTAACATCAGCAACTAGGTTCGCATCAATGTGGCCAAACACTACCAACCCTACATTTGGACATTTTACTAATGGTGGAACTGATAGGGATATAATTGGGAACGGGGCATATGCTGGTTATGGATCACAATCATTACTTCCAAGTAATAATACACCACTTGATGGTCCAGTTCAATTATATTGGCGAAATACATCAAGCAATGAATGGAACTTACAACAATCAGATGCTTTAGGCTTTTTTTCATTTTCTGATACATGGCGTTTAGTATTTACAACTATTGAACCTGTATTAGTTCAACCTTTCTTATGGTCTAATCCTGTATCTAATAACCAAGGATTATATGGCCTTCAAACAATTCAGCTACAATATAATTTAACAGATCCTGCCCGTGCTTTCCGTTGTACCACTATAGTTACAGGTCAAGACTTCGCTTCCATTCGTAACTTGAAAATTGTAAGTGTATCAAATTGTTCATTACAATTTAAATATTTAACCCCCCACGCATCCGATCTTTTACCAGCCAGAAATGTAGTTCCTTTATTAACTTATGACCGTTATTTTTCTAATGCTAATAATCAACCAATTCAAGGGAATTATCAAAATAAGGTTCAAATTTCATCAAATACTTACAACTTAACACAAGTCCCTGATAAGATATGTATTTTTGTAAGACAAAAAATGGCTAACATGTCCCCAAACAATAATGATGTTGTTCCCACCATAGAAGGTATAAGTCTTAACTGGAATAATAATGCTGGACTTTTGTCGTCCGCCACCATCCATGACCTGTATCAATATTCGTTAATGGCAGGCAGCAATCAATCATTTAATGAATATGTTGGTCAAGCTTATGGTAGTGTTTATGCTAATGATGGGACCCCCAGATCATTAGGAAATTCTAGCATTGTTCCAACTGTAGGGTCATACCTAATGCTACCATTTTCTGAAGTTGTTCAGCTAACTGAAGACTATTATTCATGTGGCAGTCTTGGAAACTTTCAATTACAATTTAATTTAACATTATCATCATTTTCAACTTGGGGTGCTAATAGTTTAGAAATAGTTTTAGTGGTAGTCAATTCAGGTATTATGGTAACTGATCGTGGCCAAACATCCACCTATACTGGTATCCTAACCAAATCTGATGTAATGGAAGCATCAAGTGGTCCTGCCTTATCATCTTCTGATGTAAAAAGAATTGTAGGATCTGGACACCTTGATTCAGGTCGTGCTTTACCTATGGCTGTATGTAGTGCTTTAGTAGATAAAGGTATGAAAATGGCTGAACCTTTTGTTGAAAAAGCAAAATCTGAAGTTTCTAAATTAGCCAGTAGATTAATGTAAAAATTATTTAGATTAAGAAATATTATATATTTATATTATATATAATATGTCAACCGACTTTAAGAAAGTAAGTATCGTAGATGATCGTTTAATGACCACTGATAGTCTAAATTATGGTGTTTTTCGTGGTGGCCAAAATGTCACTAACGTAGTGATGCCTGCTATATCAGTTACTGCTAACGCTTTAAATTTTCAAGTTCCATTCCCATCTGAATCTACTGTATTAGATCGTGAAGTATATTTACAGACTGAAACAAGATATTTTTTCCAATTATCAACAGCAGCACGTGGTATTCCAGTATTCGGGCCTATACTAACAACTGGTAGTCCATTTAATAACGTAAACACCATTCCAACGCCCAGCGTTGTAGTTGGTTATAAATGTCCTATAGTTCTTGGAAATAACATTTCAATGGCAGCATTCCCATCACAAAGAACTATGTCAACCATTCAAGTACAACTAAATAACAATATTACAACTATTAATTCATCTGACGTATTACCAGCATTATTAAGATGTTCAGATATGATTTGTTGGGAAAAAACTAATATGACTGCTTCAGGTGTTGATAGATTAGCATCTTGTAATGATGAATGTTTAAGTGTAAATAATAGTAATTTATCAAGCTATGATTTAGTTCAAGGTGGTAAATTTGTAGGTAATGGTTCTTTTGTTGCCACCTTAACACCATTAATTAATTTCCCCGCTGATCCAAATGGGCCATTAGATATATATAATTATCGCACCGCATTAGATGATGGTGGAACAACATTTTTCTGTATTCAATATAAAAGCACAGAACCATTAATTGCCCCCCCTTTTATCTGGAATAAAACACTTTCTAATAAGATGGGTATTTATGGTCTTCAAAATTTTTCAGTAGTATGTAATTATGGTGATGTATCACGTGCTATTAAATATGCCCCATATGTGAATTTTGTATCAAATGTACAGCCACCCCTTGCTGGTGCTACCCAATTAACATCTATAGCATTAGTTGATCCAGCACCCCCGTCCGCCGCCCCAAACACGCCATTTTCATCAACTATCCAACCTATGGGATTTTTCAGTGACGGAACTGGTAATATTATACGTGTATATCAATCAGTATTAAATGCTAATTTACAAATGAAATATTTAACACCCCACGGGACAGATGTAAAACCTTTACGCAACGTATGCCCCCTACTTGAATTTCCAAGATATATATCTTCAAGTGGTATTACTGGACAAACTAATAAAATACCTAGGGCAACAGAAGATGCTTCACCATTAGGTATTACTAATTCTATTTTAAAACCCACCGCCGCAAATCTTTCGTCCCAAACATATACATTTAACCAAGTCCCTGATAAATTAATTATATTCGTAAGACAACAAAGCCAAGCAGGATTGGGACTGCCTAACACTTTAAATACTTTAGATTGTCCTTGGAATGATGTTGCTTTAGCTATTCAAAATATCAGCATACAGTTCAATAATCATTCTGGTATTCTTGCGAATGCCACCCAAGAAATGTTATTTCACATGTCCCAAGAAGCAGGCAGTAATCAAGATTGGTTAAGTTTTAGTGGTGTATCTAATAGCATGACGGGTCGCAGTGTTAATTCATTATCTAGATATTTTAAACAAATACCACATATTGAAGTAATAGATGGTGTAAACGCTTGGTCTAACAATACTAAATCATTGTTAAATTGTGGTGATTCCTTTAATACACCCACAATTGGATCATATTTAATGCTTGATATGGGCAGACACCTTGAACTTCAAGAACCCTATTTTGCCCCTGGATCTTTAGGTTCATTCCAATTACAATTTAATTTACAAGTTCTAAATTATTTAACTGTTGATTTTACACCTGAAATTGTAGTAATTCCTGTAAATTCAGGTCTATTAGTAACAGAAAAAGGCCAAACATCATCATATTCTGGAATTTTAACTAAATCTGATGTGCTTGATGCTTCTTTACAAGAACCTTATGGTCATCAAGAAATTAAAAGAATTGTAGGACATGGTCATGGTGATTCATCCAAAGTATTACCCAAAAAGCTTGTGCCTTTAGGTGGTAAATCTGCTGGTGGTAAATCTGGTGGTATGATGGATCATAGATTAATGTAATTATAAAAAAAAAATTAGTTTAAATTTATTATATATACAAATTATATATATAATAAATGCCTATAGATACGCCCTACAATAGAATGATTACTGAAAGATATAATGATTTACTACGTGATAAAATAGCACATGAAATTAACACTTATCAAACTGTTATGTCATCACCTGCTGGTAAATATGTAAATGGATATGAACCTGTAGCTGTTGGTTCTGGTGTTGGTAAATATAAAAAAAAAGCATGTCCTAAAGGTAAGGAAGATTGTGATTGTGAAGGTTTAGGTAAATCTGGTGGTGGTAAATCTGGTGGATGGTCTAAAGATTCAAGACCTTGGATTTTTGGTGGTAATAACATGGGTCTTAATAAAGAAGTAAGAACTGAATTAGCCCTTGGTGCTGGTTTACGTGGTGATGCTACATCTAAACACGGATGTTTAGATAGACATCGTGAATTTCGTGGTGCTGGCGACGTAGAAGATTTTTTTAGGGGTTTCAAAGATGGTTTTTTTGGTGTAATGGATGTTGGTATGCCTTTAATGTCATTAGCTGGTCCTGAAGGGGCAGCAGCAGCAGCATCATATGGTGCTTTAAGAAGGATAGTCGGTGATGGTAAATCTGGTGGTCGTTTTGTAAAGCCACCTGGTAGAAGTAGACCACCTGGTAGTAGTAAGCCCCCTGGTAGTAGTAAGCCCCCTGGTCAAGAACCTTCTAAAACTATTTTTACAGCTGATAATGCTTTAAAGGTTATTGAAAATGCCCCTAAAATTATTGAAGGTGTAGAAAAAGCCGTTGAAATTGGAAAGAAATTAAAAGGCGTTTTCGGTTTAGGTAAATCAGGTGGTAAATCTGCTGGTAAATCAGGTGGTAAATCTGCTGGTAAATCTGGTGGTAAATCTGCTGGTAAATCTGCTGGTGGTAAATCAGGTGGTCGTGCTGACGTGGTGAAAAAGGTAATGAAAGATAAAAAATTAAGCATGATAGAAGCATCAAAGTATGTAAAGGCTAATGGTTTATATTAAAATTTTTATATATTATATATTATATAATATATGGAAATAGAATTCGGGCAAAATCATGTGCTACCCCCTGTAGAAAGTATTTTATCGTCTGTTTTTCAGAATTCTGAAACAATTATTATACCATATTATGATGATGAAAAAAAGTATAAAAAATTAATTAAAAAAATTAAGAAAATATTTGAAAATTTGGGCGAACCCGATGAATACAAAATTTTAGACATATTTATTAATGGAACACGAAAGATTGGTATTATATATAATAGTATTTTATTTATTGATATACAGAAAGATTATATTGAAACAGAAGTAAAACAAATAGAAAATTTCTTAAATAAACCATACAATAAACCAAAAAGTAAACAAATCATTATTACTATCTAATAGTTATTTAATAGATAATTATAGAAGTTAGAAGGTGTCTTTGATAGCACAAAAAAGAAATACCTACCACGCCATTTTTTTACACTACAAACTACGATTTTTATAATGTTAAAACCCCTTATTTTTAGTTCTTGAAGTCTTAATGGTGTTAAAGTAGAAAAACAATAGTCATTACCTAAAAATGCTATACCTTTATTAACTTTTTGGCTATAATAGTCAATTAGTGGCCAGAAAGCATTAACACCATTAAGTCTAAAAGGTGGATTAGTAATGACCCAGTCAATATCACCATTATAATTAATATAATTACGTCCTTCTTTAATTTCACACCAGTCTTTGATGACGTTATTAGGAAAATTATTATAAAAAGCACCTTCACCTTTAAAAGGTTCTAATACCTTATCACCATCCACAAGTGGGACAAAATTAATAAGGTCAGTAGCAAGTTGTTCAGGGGTTTGGTGAAATAAGTATGTTTCATTATCATCCATATAATATATATTACTAAATATTTTAATTAATCAAAAACTTCGTTTTTGAATACTTATTGATTAAAATCTACGATTTTAATCAAGGGGCTTGATTTTTACAGGAATAATCTAATAAAATCTGATTAAAATCAGGAATAATCTAATAAAATCTGATTAAAATCAGGAATAATAAATTTATTATTCCGTGATTTAATCAATTTACATCAGATTTTCGTGGGAAATAATCTAATTAGATTAATTCCCGCCCTTTTATATACAAAAAACGAAGTTTTTTGATTAATTAAAATATTTAGTTAATATATATATATGGAAACAGAAACTAATCAAGTTGAAAAAACTAATCAAGAAATTGTTCAAGTCACTAAAATAGCTATTCAAATTCATTTCAATGATAAATATGTTAAAGAATGTATAGTCCCACATGAAGTGCTGTGTAAAATAGCTGATATTCTATATGAATATGAAGATGCCCGTGATAAAGCAAATAAAGAAGGAATATATAAAAATAATTAATTTAAAGAAATAATATTTAAAGAATTCTATATATATTAATTATGGAAGATCAAATTTCAAATAGAAAAATAAATCCAAATACAAAAATAAAAATTATATGTCCATTATGTGATATATGTATGTTAAAAATAAATTTTAAACGACACCAAAAATCATGTAGGAAAGAATCAATGAAAAATAAAATATAAAATTTTATATATATTAATTATATATATAATGTTTAGTAAGATTTATATGTGGTTTAAAGGTCTTTGTAGTAATAACACTATTGATGAACAAGAAAAAGAACGTTTAGCTGATAAATTAATGATGATACAATTAAGATCAGCTTTAAAGATGATGAAAGAAGAAGGACATTTGAAATAAATAGGGTTTTAGGTTTGACGCAATTTCGCTTTTTTTTAGTTTTATATAAGAAACCCAGAAAAAAGCGAAAATGCGGCAGATCAATAATACCTAAAAGTTTATATTATCTATTTGATAATATAAAGATTTAGGGGTATAGGTGTATTAAAATAATAAAAATCTTTAGTTCTTTAAATTTAAAATTTTAATATAAGAAAATAATTTTATAAATATAATATATAGTTTATTATTATGGAACAACTAAAGACAAATTATTGGTATATTGGGGGCGGACATCAAGAAAAGTTATTCAAAGTCGTTAAAGATGGTGAATTAGTAGTAAAAAAAATAGATAGTAGTCGTCGCAACTGTTGGATGATTACAACCCCATCTAATTTTATTGAATCAACAAAACAACACACTAAAGAAATGCTTTTAGAAATTATACACCATTTTCCAGTCAAAGTATATTTTGATATTGACGGTAAGAAACCTAATGAATGTAATCTTAATATTATCAAACCTATTATTAATAAATACTTCAACAACCCTAAAATGGCTATCAGTGGCTACGAATCAAACGAAAAAAACAGCTACCATATCATATTACCTGAATTATTAATTAAAGATGAAAATGATCTAACAAGTATGAAAAAATTAGTATTAAAAATGAAACAAGAAAATGAATATTTTGATTCATGTGTTTATCATGTCAATCGTGCCATGAAATGTGTAAATCAAAGTAAGCCTAATGCTAACAGACAGTTAATTATTGAAGATGATGTATATGAAAATCATTTTATTACTTGTGCCATCAATAAGACAGCTAAACCTTTTGAATTTGAAATTGATTACGGTGATAATACCATTAAATTAGTTGAATTACCTAAAATTACACCTAAAATGAAATTAAAATTTGATGAAACTATTAAGACAATTACACCTGAACAATATGCTGATGCTTTATATAATCTAAATTTAATACCTTGTAATGATCAATTAACTAATACATGGCAATTTGCCTGCTATGCTAAACACAACGGTATATCATTCAATGACTTCTGGACATGGGCAAAGCAAAAGAATGATACCGTAGAACGCTACAATAAACATCTTAAAGCATGGTCATATATTAATCCTAATCCTGAAAAACCTTACGCCATTAACTGGTGTAAAAATATTGTAAGTGCTTTATTTCCTGACTATAATCAATATGACGACATAATGACTAGAACTTTCTTAAAGTCTTTTGATATTCCAAGTGTAAAAATACCTGTATTAAAAATGAAAACATATGAAACAGCTGATATTAAGACCAATCATTACCAAACAGATCACAAAGCCGTTATTTTTAATATTGGTATGGGTGGCGGTAAGACTGGTGCTACCGTAAAATATATTAAAGATACTAAAAAGACCTTTATATGGTTATCAGTTCGTAGAACTTTAGCAAGAAATACTATCCAACGTTTCACTGACGATAAAATTGATGTATATAATTATTTAAGTGATAACAACAGCAAAACTAAATCAACTAAAATTAACAGTGCTAAATCATTACTTATTTCTACCGAATCATTACATTATTTAGAAGATACATCTAAATTTGATGTATTAGTTATTGATGAAATAGAAAGTTTATTAATGGTATGGCCTAACAAGACACACGATTTACATAGAACTGAAAATTTTGATAATTTTAAGGCTTTATTTAACAACTGTAAGAAAATTATATTATTAGATGCTTTCACAACCACCAGAACTATTAATTTCTTAAAATCATTAGGTATCAATGACATAATAACATATACATGCGACTACAAAATGCCCGAACGTAAAGTAATTGAAAATCACACCGAAGAAGATATGAAAAATAAAATTATTACTGATATTAATTCTGGTAAGAAGCTTTATATCTTTTATCCTTTTCTTAATAAAGGTAAAAGTCATGCTGGTATTGAAGACTTCAAAAATGAACTTAAAAATAAATGTAATTTATCGGATGATGATATTAGATGTTATCATTCAATGTCATCAGGTAAGGTCAATAAAGATTTAGACAATGTAAAAGAAGCATGGAAGAATACACGTGTAATATTAACCACCACAAAAATTACAGTCGGTGTAAATTATGATGGTCTTGACTTCCATAAAATATATTTATATGCTTCTGGTCGTTGTTCTTCACGTGATATTATTCAAACATCATTAAGAATCAGATGCCCATCTAATCATGATATTAATATGTATTTTTTTGATAAACTTACAGTAGATCTATTTGAATTAGATAAAAAGTATATAAAAAATGAAGACCCAATTTATAACAGCTTAATAGGTGATATAAAAATTGAAAGATTTGCTGAATTCATACCATCTTTTAAAAAGCTTGGATCACTATCAGGATTTAATACGAATGATATAACTGACAAGAAAAAATTTACTAAAAAGAATACTTATGATCTTGTAGATCATAAAACAGGTGAAATTGTAAAATGTATTATGGCTTATGATGATGTAGATACTATCACCGAACAAGAACGTATCAAATTAGAAGTTGAAAAAGATTGGGTAGATGATTCCAGCATGGAAGAAAAACTAATGATTAAGAAGAACTATTTTGACATCAAATTTCAAAATGTTTCTAAAAAAGACCGTGCTTTCATATGGAATAACAGATTAGAAGAAAATTATAAAAATTTCTACGATCCTATCGTCAGAAGTATAGAAAATGATAATCAATGTCGTATTACTGAAATTAGACGTGATTTTAAGCTATCAGACAATACCATCAACTTAATGAAATCAAGATTTGTAGAAAAGAAAGATCTTAAAAATCCTTCAACCATGGCAATCAAAATTTTAGATAATTTGCTTGGTGGTTTTAAGTCTGTCAAGGGTGAAATCAAAATCGACGATGAATTAATTCGTCTTTATGAAATTAGTGTAAATAACACCAAAGATGAAAATAACTTTATTGATTAATTAATATATGGTCTGCCGCATTTTCGCTTTTTTTTTGGTTTCTTATATAAAACTGAAAAAAAGCGAAATTGCGGAAAACCTATAACACCTAAAACATTTTAGAAAAAAATATATTTAATACCATAAAGATTTATTAATTTAATTATTTATTTTTTTATATTAAAAATTTTAATATAAGAAAATAAAAATATATAGTTTATATATAAATGAATAATATTGACGGCTACCCTGAAGAACTATCAAGTGTCCCAGATCTTGATCAGTGGTATCAGATAGATGACCCTAGAATATTTGATAAAGAAGCTGAAATACCTGAATTTGGTCTAAATATGTTTAATAGTGGAACTGGCGAACACGCAGATGATGATGATGAATTATATTGTAAATTATTTAATAATTTTTTAAATTTACCTAAAGAAAAACGTCAGACACGTGAAGCACAAGAAAAATTATTTAACCTATTAGGTGTATTTGATGAAGATTATAATATACCTAAACCAAAAGTAATAAATGGTAAAAAACGTGGAAGACCATCAAAGCCTAAACCAACACCACCACCACCTGAACCAAAAGTTTTAAAAACTGCTGACATGAAGGCCTATAATAAACAATATAATGAAAAATACTATCAACAAAGAAAAGAAAAAAATGAAACTGTAATATGTGATATCTGTAATGGTAGATATGATAAATACACAAAAGCGAAACACGAACTTACTAATAATCATTTATTTATATTAAATAAATTAAATAATATATAATCTAATATATATTATGTCAATGACGCAAGAACAAAAAATTTCGGATCATTTTGAAAAAGAAATATTTTTTTTAAGGAAAAAACTACAGAACCCCCCCTTTTATTGGTCTAAATTTTATAAAACCGTTTCAGTTCATGGTTCTAATCGTTTAACATTTCCAGAATATGATATAATATTAGCTGATATTAAAGATAAAGAAATAGTTAAAATAGAAGTAAAAGCACAAAAAAATTTAATAATAGAACAATGTGAAATTAATACAGGTCAAAGTGTCCAAAAGCCTTCAGGGTTAAGTCAGTGCTTGGCAGATGTATATTATTTTTTTAATTTTAATAATGATAATGTCGTTAAAGATATTGATGCCGATAAAAATATTACTTATGATTTATACATAATACCTAAAATGGACATTGAACAAATGTTTGAAGATAATTATAAACCAGTAAAGGAAATGATAGATAAACAGGATGAAAAAGACGTAAAAGAAAATGATTTTTTTGATTTAGATGATAAAGACCCTGATTTTATAAATAAATCAAGTAAATTACAAGCTGAAATAAATAATTTACAAAAAGAAATTTTAGAAATTGATAAAACATTATATTTTAGTAGATTTCATAAATTAAATCATAATAATCCTAATAAAAATGGTATTTATAATAAAAATACAGGATTTGGTGTTCTTTTACACCTTGATAATTTAAAAAAATATTTAATATTATCTAATCAGCAATCAATTAAAAAATCAGTTAAAGATTCATTAATATCTAATAATATTCAAATAAATAATTCCGTTATATCTGGACCAGATATAAAACCAGCTACAGGGCAACCATGTGGTAGAATTATAGATAATAATTTAGATGAAAATATTAAATGGTTGCCCGATAATATTGATAATACTATTCAAATCGTAAAAATAGATGTTGAACAGTACAAAATACCTAAAGGATCTGGTAAAAATAATTCATCATCTGAATCAAATAGTTCTTCAAGTTCTGAAGGTGAAGAAACCTGCTTAAAACTTTATAATAGATTAAAAAGAAATATTAATAAAAAATATAAAATCAAGAAAGAAAAGTATTTATAAAAAATATTTAGATTATTTAGAAAAATAATCTATTATATATATATATAATCAAATGGATAAATCAAGCACTGATGAAATTCACACTGACGACGAAACACACAGTATGGAATGTATCGCTGACACACTAAAAAAGGTATCTATAGATGAATCAAAAAACACAGTTCA